GGTGACAGCACCGCGGAGTGGGTGACCAAAGAGGACATCCGCATCGCCGAGTATTTTTACATCGAGCGAGAGCGCGAGACGCTTGTCATGCTGTCGGACGGCACGAAAGCCTATAAGTCCGAGCTGCCGTCGCAGGAATTGCTCGACGCCGCAAACGTATCTGTCGTCAGCGAGCGCAAGACTTGGCGCAAGAAGGTCAAGTGGTGCAAGTTGACCGCGATGCAGATCCTTGAGGAGAAGGAATGGCCGGGGCGATATATCCCTGTCGTTCCCTGCTACGGCGCACAGACCATCGTAGACGGCAAGCGTCGCAAGTATGGTCTGGTGCGGTTCGCCAAAGACCCGCAGCGCATGTACAACTTCTGGCGCACGGCCATGACGGAATCCGTCGCGCTCGCGCCGAAGGCCAAGTGGGTCATTGCAGAAGGGCAGGACGAAGGGCATGAGAACGAATGGGCGATGGCTAACATCAAGTCGATGCCTGTACTGCGGTACAAGCAAACCGACATTGAAGGACGACCCGCGCCGCCGCCGCAACGCTTGCAGCCCGAACCGCCCCCCGCTGGCATTATGGCCGCGACCGAAACGATCAGCCGTGACTTGCAGACAGTCCTCGGTATTTTTGACCCGGCGCAGGAACTGGCTGGAAACGTGTCCGGCAAGGCACTAAACGGCCAGCAGCAACAGGTTGACCTGTCGAACTTCCATTTTTACGACAACTTGACGCGCAGCATCAAACAGACGGGCAAGATCATCCTTGACCTTATCCCGAAGATTTACGACACGCAGCGCGTCCTTCGCATCATCGGCGTAGACGGCAAGCCCGACTTGACCACCGTCAACGAAGTGACGGCCACGGGCGAGGTGCTGAACAACATCACCGTGGGCGAATACGATGTCGTCATGGATGTCGGCCCCGGCTATAACAGCAAGCGCCAGCAGGCTGTCGAGGCCATGATGCCGCTGATGGCGCAGAACGAAATTTTCCAAGTGGCGGGCGACCTTATGTTCCGCAACATGGATTTCCCCGGCGCAGATGTCATCGCCGACCGCCTCGCCGCGTTGAACCCGCTTGCCAAGATCGACGAAAAATCGCCGATCCCGCCGCAAGTGCAGATGAAGATGCAGCAGCAGGAGCAGATGCTTCAGCAGATGCAACAGCAACTGCAAGTCGCGCAGATGCAGCTCAAGTACCGCAGCGATGTCGAGGAAATGCGGCAGGAAGGCGAAACCAAGCGCAAGCTCATGGATGTCACCTCACGCGCCCACAACACCGAGACGATGGCCGAGGTGCGCGTCAACGACCAGAACACGCGCAGCATCACCAGCCAGAACAAGACCGAAATCGAAGCGTTGGTCAAGCTGGCGCTCGCGCAAGTGGACGATCGTGCGCTACAGGCCGAGATCAATCGCCGCAACGCGGAGCAGTACGCCTACGCGCAGGAAGCCGCCCGCGACATCCACATGGGCAGCAGTCCGTTCGTCCAACAGTAAGTTATGCCGCTGCCGACCCGCGAAGAACTGGAGTCACGCTACGGTCAGATGGTGGCCGAGCAGCAGGCGCGGGTGCGCTGGCGTCTCAAGGCGATGACGGAACGTAATTGACACGACCGCAGGACGGACTACACTAGTTTCACCCTACCGTTGGGGATCAGCGGGTAAATTCTTGGGGATAACCCATGTCTGACGAACCAAAGGTCGCCCAAAACGTGGTGACCGCAGAAAATCTAGCCGAGTTCAACGCACAGAAGTTAGGTTTAGCGGAGCCGACGGCCCAGACCGAGGCGGCAGCAGAGGCGGAAGCCCCTGCCGAGCCGGTAGCCGACGAAAGCCCGAGTGAGCCGCCTGTAGCCGAAGGCGAGGCGACGGCAAAAGAGGAGCGCAAACAGAACCCGAAGATCGAACGGCGGTTCTCCGAGATCACCAAGCAACGCGAAGCTGCACGGGCGGAAGCCCAGAAAGAACGCGAGGCGCGGGAGGCTCTGGAGGCACGGCTACGGGAACTTGAGGCCAAGACAAATCCCCCTGCACCGCAGGAGTCGAAGGCCGATAAACCCAAGCCAGAAAACTTTACCGACGCCTTTGAATATGCAGAGGCGCTGGCGAGTTGGACTGCCGAGCAGACGCTGGCAAAGCGGGATCGGGAGGAGCAGGAACGCAAGGCGAACGAACAGAGGCAACTTGCTGTCAAGGCATGGGCCGACCGCGTAAACGCCGCGAAAACCGAGCTTCCCGACTTCGACGACATGGTGCAGTCGAGCGACGTAGTGGTTACAGACCCGATACGCGACGCCATCATGGAAAGTGATGTAGGCCCGAAAATCCTGTATCACCTCGCCGAAAACCCCGAATTTGCACAGAAATTGAACGGAATGTCCGTCATTTCGGCGCTGCGCGAGATTGGGAAACTGGAGGCACGGTACGAAACCAAGCCTCAAAGCAAGCCTTCTGCCGCTGTTAAGAGTAATGCGCCGGAGCCGATTACGCCGATCAAGGCGGCATCCACCGGGCGTGATGTCGAGGTTGATTCCAATGGGGAATTCCGAGGCACCTACGCACAATGGAAAGCCGCACGACAGGCTGGCCGGATTCGGTAATTTTTAACCTTTTTGGAGTAATTTAACGTGGCAAATACATTGCTTACTATCTCCAAGATCACCAACGAAGCGTTGATGGTTTTGGAGAACGAACTCACCTTCACGGGTGAAGTGGATCGCAACTACGACGACCAATTCGCCGTCGTGGGCGCGAAGATCGGCAACACCCTCAACGTGCGTCGCCCGGGCCGTTTCATCGGCACGACCGGCCCTGCGCTGAACGTCGAAGATTTCAACGAAACCTCGGTTCCGGTGACGCTTTCGACGCAGTTCCATGTGGACACCCAGTTCACGACGCAGGATCTGGCCCTGTCGCTGGATATGTTCTCGGATCGCGTTCTGAAGCCCGCCGTGGCTGCTATCGCCAACAAGATCGACTTCGACGGTCTGACCATGGCGAAGAACAACACCGCGAACATCGTGGGCACGGCTGGCACCCCGCCGACCGGCCTCATCACCTACCTCACCGCTGGCGCGTATCTCGACGCCGAAGGTGCGCCGCGTGATGGCCGTCGTTCGTGCGTGATCGAGCCGTTCACCTCGGCGACCATCGTGGACAGCCTCAAGGGTCTGTTCGTGCCGCCGGAAACGATTGGCAAGCAGTACCGCAAGGGCATGATGGGCCGTGACTCGGCTGGCATGAACTGGTACATGGATCAGAACGTCGTGAACCAGACCTTCGGTTCGTACTCGGGCAAGACGCTCACCACCAACACCAGCACCTTCACGGGTTCGCTGGCGACGGGCTGGGCTTCGTCCTCGACGATCACGATGGTCGCGTCCTCGGCGCTCACGCTGAACCAAGGCGATGTCATCCAGATCGCTGGCGTCTATGCGGTCAACCCGCAGAACCGCAGCGCGTATGGCTCGGGCAAGCTCCGCAACTTTGTCGTGACCTCGACCACGAACGTGGCGACGGGTGGCGGCACGGCTGTGACGGTTTCCCCGGCGATCATCACCGGCGGTCAGTTCCAGAACGTGACGGTCACCAGCACCAGCAGCACCGCCGCTGTGACGCCGTTCAACAACGCGGGCACGGTTTCCCCGCAGAACATCATCATGCACCGCAATGCGTTCACGCTTGCGACCGCTGATCTTGAGCTGCCGGATGGCGTGCATTTCGCCGGTCGTGCGTCCGACAAGGAACTCGGCCTGTCGATCCGCGTCGTTCGCCAGTACACCATTAACAACGACTCGATCCCGACTCGTCTCGATGTGCTGTACGGCTGGGCACCGCTGTACCCCGAACTTGCTTGCCGCGTTGCGGCCTAACCGAAGGAGTAAACCATCATGGCAAATCCCGGCCCGGCTTCAACCGTCAGCAATCACCCGCAGAATCTGGCGACCAACCAAGCCCTGCGCTTGATCGCGTCGTTCCAGTCTGTGAACCTCAACTCTGTCGCCGATAACGTGATGAACGTGATCGACTCGGGCCGCTACAGCGTCCAGAGCGTGATCGTGACCAACGCATCGGTTGATCTGACCACCGCACAGCTCGCCGTCTACACCGGCGCGGGCGCGACCGGCACGGCAGTCCTCTCGGCTTCGGCCTTGACGGATTGTTCGTCGGCGAGTGTGGTCAAGATCTTCTCGGCGTCCTCGACCGCCGCGCAGACGACGACCCCGTTGTATCTGCGTTGCACCACCGCGCAGGGCGCAGCAGCCACGGCTGATGTGTTCGTGTACGGTTATGATCTTACGTTCCTGCCGTAAGGTCGAATTGTCCTAGGAAAGGGGAAGCCACCTCGGTAAAACGGGGTGGCTTTTCTCTTTGGATGCAGTATATTTTGCAAAACACGCGAGGCCATCATGGTCAACACTTCCGTCTATCGAACCAGCGGTAAAACCGTCACGATGTCGCTGACGACCGCTGCTTCCTCGGCCACGCTTGTCGCGGCCAACACCAACGACCAGACGAACTACGTCATGCTGCTGAACACCGGCACGGGCGTGGCTGCGGTCGAGTTTAGTAACACCAGCACCGTCGCCGACCCCGCCATTGCGTCGTCGGGTAACGCCGGATCGTTCGTGTTGCCGGGCGGCATGAACTACCCGCTCGTCATCGCTGCCCCGTCAGCGCCGTTCTACATCAAGGCGATTTCTAGCGGCACGAATGTGCTGTATGTGACCCCTGTACAGGCAGACTAACCATGTCCAACTCGGTTCCGAGTACCGTCACGACAAACATCGTTCCGGTTCAAGGTATTTTCCAGCCGGAACCGACGTTCGCGCTGGTGTCGCTGATCGGCCCCGCCGGGACGCCGTTCTACGCCAACATCGACCCGAATCAGTCGGGGCTGACGATCACGAACAGCTCGTTTACGGGCGGCACGATTGACGACACGGTGATCGGCGGCACCACCCCCGCGGCGGGCACGTTCACCAACATCATCGCCACGACGGGTCAAATTTTGACCCTGCCGACCGCTAACAGCGACATCGCCACCAAGGAATACGTCGATCTGTTGGCCGGTGCGCTCAAGGTCAAGGCGTCGTGTTTGTACGCCACGACCGGCAACATCACGCTGTCTGGCCTCGGCACGCAGGCGGGCGGTGAGTGGCTGTCATCGCTGACGGCGGGCGACCGCATCCTTGTCAAAGACCAGACCAGCAGCCAATACAACGGCATTTACGCCGCGAATTCTGGCGCATGGACGCGCACCACCGACATGGATGTATGGTCGGAAGTCCCCGGCGCGTATGTGTTTATCAGCGGCGGATTAGTCAACGGCAACAGTTCATGGGTCTGCATCGCGGGCCAGACCGGAACGATCAACGTCACGGCGATGCCGTGGACGCAATACAGCGCGGTTGCATCGTATTCGGCGGGCAACGGCCTGCAACTGGTCGGCACGATTTTCTCGGTAAAGGCCAACGGCTCGACCATCGACGTATCTTCGTCGGGCGTCAAAATTTCTGACACTTACGCTGGTCAAACGTCCATCACGACGCTTGGAACCATCGGCACGGGAACGTGGAACGGCAGCACCGTTGCCGTCCAGTACGGCGGAACGGGCGCGACGACGCTGACGGGTTACGTCAAGGGCAGCGGTACGTCGGCGCTCACGGCCTCCAGCACAATCCCGAACACGGACATCACCGGCCTCGGCACGATGTCCACCCAGAATGCCAACGCCGTCGCCATCACCGACGGATCGGTGGCGGTCACGACGCTCAAGACGCTGGGGCTGACGGGCTACCTTTACGGCAACAACACGGGCGCGGTCACCGCCTCGACCACGATCCCGAACACCGCGATCACCGGCTTGGGCACGATGTCCACGCAGAACGCGAACGCGGTGGCGATCACGGGCGGCACGGCGACCGGCCTCACTAACCTCGGCGCGGACTATCTCCAGTTCAACACGGGCGCGACCGTTACGCCTGCCGTCGGCAAGATCTGGTGGGACGGCGGCACGACGATGGCCGTCGGCATGACCGCCAACGTCACGGCGGCGGTCGGCGAGACGCTGTATGTGTACGTCAAGGCATCTGCCGCGATCACCAAGGGCAATGTGGTAGTGCAGGATGGCACGGTCGGAGCATCTGGCGTCCTCAAGGCCAAACCCTCCCCGACGGGCCTCACCGACGCCCAGAGCATTCTTGGCATCGCCGCCGAGAGCATCGCGCTTAACAGCTTCGGGCTTATCCAGACGCACGGCTATCTGACCGGCCTCAACACGACGGGCACATCGGTCGGCGAGACATGGGCCGACGGCGACCCGATTTATTACAACCCGGCCTACGCGGGCGGCTTGACCAAGGTCAAACCCACGGCCCCATACATCAAGCTGCCCATGGGCGAAGTCGTCAGCGCCGGGCCGGGTAGCAGCGGTTCTTTGATTATTCTTCTTGGCGCATCGTCGCAGTTGGGCGGCACGGACTCCAACGTGCAATTCGGCACGCTGAACAACAACGATGTCATTGTCTACGACAGCACCGCCACCTATTGGAAAAACGTCGCACAATCGACGCTGGCGGTCGGTACGGCCACAAACCTCGCAGGCGGAGGCGCAGGCCAAGTGCCGTATCAAACCGGCGCAGGCGCGACCTCCTTCACGGTAACGGGCACCGCCGGGCAAGTGCTGACCTCCAACGGGTCGGGCGCTCCAACGTGGTCAACCCCGGCGGCGGGCATCACCGTCTCGGACGACACGACCACGAACGCGACGCGCTACCCGTTGTTCGCGGCCACGACCACCGGCACGCTCACGACCGAATACGTCTCCTCGACCAAGTTCCAGTTCAACCCGTCCACGGGCGCGTTGACGGCGACTTCGTTTAGCGGCTCGGCCTCGGGCTTGACCAGCGTCCCGGCGGGCCAGCTCACCGGCACGATCCCGTCTGGCGTCCTTGGCAACAGCACGCTGTACGTCGGAACGACCGCCATCGCCCTTAACCGTAGCAGCGCCTCGCAGTCGCTTACGGGCGTCGCCATTGATGGCGCGGCAGGTTCTGTGGCGAACTCTGTGACGTTCAACAACGGCGGCGCAGGGTCAGCCAGCGGCGCGACCTTTAACGGCGCGTCGGCCATTACGGTGTCCTATAACACCGTCGGCGCGTCACCCCTCGCAGGCTCTGCCTCGCTGACTACGGTCGGCACGATCACCAGCGGCACATGGAACGGCAGCACGATTGGCGTCGGTTACGGCGGCACGGGATTGACCTCGACCCCGACCAACGGCCAGCTCGACATCGGCAACGGCACGGGCTTTACCCGCACGACGTTGACCGCTGGCAGTAACGTCACCATCACCAACGGCGCGGGCAGTATTACAATCGCCTCTAGCGGAATATCCACCGGCAAATCTATCGCTATGGCGATGATCTTCGGGTTTTGAGGAAGGCAAATGGCAAATCCAAACATTGTTAACGTCACAACGATTTACGGAACGACGACGTATTACACGCCGACCGGTACCTCCGCTGTTGTGTTGCTGCCAAACGCCGCCTCAAGCGGCAAGGTGTTTAAGATCAACCAGCTCGTCGTTGCAAACACGACCGGCAGCGCGGCAAACGCCACGGTTTCGATCTACACCA